GTACAATTACAACTATTATTTAGGCAATGGATTGACGAAACAATAAAATTTGACTGATGAGAGTATTAAATTTATATGCTTGTTTAGGTGGTAACCGATACAAGTGGGATGAAGTAGTTGATAATTTACAAGTAACTGCGGTGGAGTTAGACCCTGAAGCTGCACGACTTTATCAAGAAAGATTTCCAAACGACACAGTTGTAATTGCTGATGCACATCAGTATTTGTTAGACCATTACAAAGAGTTTGATTTGATATGGAGTTCTCCTCCTTGTCCAAGTCATTCTCGTGCGAGGTATTGGAATAGTTCTAATTATGATACAACAACAGAACCAATTTATCCTGATTTAAAACTATATGAAGAAATACTTTTCTTACAACACTATTATAAAACAGGGAAATTTGTAGTTGAAAATGTAATTCCATATTACGAACCTTTAATTCCTGCATTAAAACGAGGCAGACATTTGTATTGGACTAACTTTAATTTGCCTACAGATTTAAAGGATAGGCGTTTTGCCATTTCATCTGCTAAACAAGAACTAAAAGGATTGTGTGAATTCCACAATTACGACTTTAATCAATATAAAGGTGAGCAATCTGTTTTAAAAATGGCAAGAAACCTGGTAGATTATGAAGCGGGAAGAACAATATTTGAAACTGCATTAGGAATTATCAGAAAATCAGACACTAACCAAACATCAATTTTTGACTATGAGATGTAAAAACTGCAAACAAAAGTTTGAACCTATCAGGTTTAATCATAAATACTGCCTAAAAGACGAATGCATCCGTGCTTTTGTAGCGGAAACAAAAGAAAAGATGTGGAAACAAACGAAAACACGAATGAAAGAAGATCTAAAAACAACTCAGGATTGGCTAAAGGAAGCACAAACCATCTTTAACAAGTATATAAATTTACGAGATAAAGGACTTCCTTGCGTTTCTTGTGGTAAACCAATCAAAGGTAGGGTAAATGCTTCTCACTTTTGGAACGCAAACAATCACCATAACGTAAGATTCGATGAAGATAATGTACATTCAAGTTGCATTACCTGTAATCAATTCTTATCAGGGAACTTGTTGGAATATCGAATAAGGCTATGTTCTAAAATCGGACAAAAAAGATTTGATGAACTGGAAGCAAAAAGACACGTTACAAAAAAATGGACTGCTGATGAGCTGCAGCAATTAATTAAAGAGTATAAAACAAAAGTTAGACAATTAACATAAAAGAAAATGGAAATTTGGAAAGATGTAATAGGATACGAAGGTATTTACCAAGTATCTAATTTAGGACGGATTAAACGCGTTGCAAACAATCACCTATGCAATATAAAATATCAAGGTGAATATTATTTAAAACCACTTGATAATGGAAAAGGATATTTAAGAATGAAGCTATCTAAAAATGGACATTCAAAACGTGTTATGCTACATAGGATAATAGCTGAAGCATTTATAAACAATCCAAAAAACAAAAAAGTAATTAATCACATTAATTGTGATAAAAAAGATAATCGTATTGAAAATTTAGAGTGGTGTAGTCAAAGTGAAAACGTTTTACATTCTGTTAAATTAGGCAGATGGACACAAGGACGAAAAAAAATATAAAACAAAAGTGCGTCAATTACAATAATATTTATATCTTTGTCTAAACTTAAAAACCAAGTTATGAAAAATCTATTAAAAATTCAGGCAGAATTAAAATGTCCAAAAGGTAGCTTCAACTCATTCGGTAAGTACAAGTATCGAAGTGCGGAGCAGATTCTTGAATCACTTAAACCATTGCTAAAAAAACACGATTCATTATTAGTATTAACTGATGAGATTATTCAGGTAGGCAATAAGCTGTTTTTAAAGGCGACTGCTTCACTTTCCGATGCTGATAGTGTAATTCATTCAAACGGATTCGCAGAGCTTGGAGAACACAAAGGAATGTCCTCTGAGCAATGTACAGGAACTGCATCAAGTTACGCACGCAAATATGCTTTAAACGGATTGTTCTTAATTGATGAAACGGAATCAGACCCCGACTCAAAAGATAACACTCCAGTACAACCAAAGAAACAAACTTTAGATGCTAAAAGATTCCAAGATGCAGTCAAAGCATTAAATGATGGAAAGATAACACGTCAATCATTAGAAGATAAGTTTGCTTTAACAGATGGTCAAATCGATATACTGAACACGTTATGAAAGTTAGATGCTCTGCTATAGGTAAAATTATGTCAGCACCTCGCAATAAGAGTGAGGTGCTTTCACAGACTGCAAAGACTTACATTCACGAGTTAGTCTTACAAGATAAATACGGAATCAGAAAAGAATTTAGCTCACGTTACACTGACAAAGGAAACGAAGTTGAAAACGAATCAATCGCATTAGTAAACGAAGTGCTTGATGTTGGATTCATTTACAAGAATGAGGAGTTTTTTGAAAACGATTGGATTACAGGTACTCCCGATGTAAACACGGAGGAAGTATTGTTAGATGTTAAAAGCTCTTGGGATGGCACAACGTTTCCATTCTTTGAGACTGATATACCCACAAAGGATTACTTCTATCAACTGCAAGGCTATATGTGGCTAACAGGTAAACAACAGTCAATGCTTTGTTACTGTTTAGTTGACACACCTGAGTTAATGGTTGAGGATGAAATAAGACGGGCTCACTGGAAGTTGAATCTAATGGAGGAAAGTTTAGACCTAAGAGACGAAATTCAAAAGAAGCACATCTTTAGCCACATTCCAAAGAATCGCAGAGTGAAGGTCTTTTATGTACAGAAAGACGAAGCAGTGATTGAACGAATTAAAGAACAAGTAGAGCTTTGCAGAGAATATTACAACACCTTAATTAATTTCCTATGAAAGCAAGAGAATTGATAAAAGAAATGATCGTTGAATTAATTGATAAAAATTCGGAGCAACATTTAAAAATTGACAAACTTTATGAGGAGATAAGGGAATTAAAAGAAACTAAGTTTAATTTACAACGTGAGATAAAATTTATGAAAAACACAATAGAACTTGAACCATGAATCAGAAAGTAGAAGACCCAATTGTATTAAAAGTAATGAGTAAGTTTTACGAACGTTCACAGCGTGGAATAGATAAATATGGAACTATGTTAACACGAACTGATTTGAACACATTAGAATGGATTACACACGCACAAGAGGAGGCAATGGATTTTGTACTGTACTTGGAACGACTGAAAGACGAATACAATAAGCCATTTGTAGACAGATTAATGGAAGAAATGATTAAGAAAGAAAATGAACAAATTGATAGGCTTACAAAGCATTTATAAAACTAAACAACAAGAACAATGAAAGAAAAGAACTTAGCTATTATTATTACATTGTCAGTATTAGCATTGGCATTGTACGGATTTTTTAACCTGGTGTCATGGATTTGGCGAGGCGTATTTTAGTAACAATTAAATAAATATAAAATGGAAAACAAAGTAAACACAGGAGCAATCTTTAAAAATGACAAAAAAACGAGTGCAAATCAACCTGATTACAGAGGTAAAGTAAACGTTAACGGAAAAGAAATGGAAGTAGCGTTATGGGTTAAACAAGGAAAGAATGGAAGTTTCTTCTCAGCAGCATTCTCAGAACCTTATGTTGCACCTGAAACAATGGAAAGAGTTCCTGTATCAAATGATGTAGATGATTTACCGTTCTAATGTACATTGATGAGGGAGGATTGCGAAAGCAATTAGTGATGTTGCTTCGTACCAAAACACGGAATCAAATCGTCCAAGATATCAAATCTAACACAGGTAAATTCCATCAATATCAGATAGACAAATTCCTACAAGGTAAAGACGTAACACTATGCACTGTTGTAAAGTTAGACAACTACATCTCAAGGGAGATTTACTTAAACAATTTAGAGCCAGTTTAACCACTGGCTTTTTTTATTGTTGAAAACTTTTTTACTACCTGTTTAGATTTTCATCGTATGTTTGATTAGAATTTAATCAATGGATAAACTTTCAACACTTGCAAAACACCATAAAGATTGGCTGAGAATAGTCAACAGCTTTGGTGAATACTTCCTTGCAGAGGATATAGTTCAAGAAACATATATCAAAATTATACGTTTAAATCATATAGATAAGATTGTAACTGACTCTGTAAACAAGAACATAATGTGGTTGATTCTTAGAAGCGTTTACATTGACCATTTGCGAGCAAAGAAAATAGAAAGCGTATCAATTGACGAATGCATCAAACTAAGTTATGATGAAACCAACTTAGAAAAACACGAAGCATTTAATTTAATTGAACAGAAGATACAGGAAGAGGTAGATACTTGGCATTGGTATGATATAAAGCTATTCAATTTGTACAGAGACACCAACTTATCCATGCGTGAAATAGCAGAGGAGACAGATATCAGTTTAACATCTATCTTCAACACGCTTAAAAACTGCAAGGAAAGACTTCGAGAAGCAATTGGAGAAGAATTTGAAGATTATTTAAATGAAGATTTTGAATTAATAAAATAGATTATGGCAAAAACACGAACACCAAGAAAGAAAGCTGAAGGATTAGGAGATACAATAGAACAAATCACAGAAGCAACAGGAATTAAGAAACTCGTTAAGTTCATTGCAGGAGATGACTGTGGATGTGATGCACGCAAAGCAAAGCTGAATGCGATGTTCCCATATAACAAACCAGAGTGCTTGACTGAAGTTGAATACAATTACTTAAATGAAACTCAGGTATTGTACAAAAACACGATTAAACCAAGTGAGCAGGATGAAATCCTAAAGATATACAACCGTGTATTCAAAGTGCGTCAAGAACCTACATCATGTGCAAGTTGCCTAAGAGAAATTGTTGTTAAGATGCAAAGAGTAATGGAGGAGTACAAAGAAGAGGAAACTGCATAAACACGAAATGAGATACTACTTAGTTGACCACGGGAAAGAAATGATAGAAGCTGCTAACAAAGTAACAGAGTATCTATCAAAGCAAGGATTTCACTATGTGGTTTACTTAACAGACGCAGATGGATTAATGTGCGTTGAAGAGATAGATGAGAATGAATTTTTAGACCACTTTAAACACCACAAAAACACGAAATAAAAAATGGCAAAAGTAGGAAGACCAAGAAAGGTAGAAAAACCTGATGATATGTTAGAGATGTTCAAAGCATATAAAACCTATGTAAAAGAAAACCCACGCTACAAATACGTAATGAACCAAAGAAGTGGAGACATGGTTGCAGAACCACTTGAAGTTCCATTGACTTTAGAAGGGTTTGAGATATGGACTTTGAATAAATTTGGATTTCACATTGAGCAGTATTTTAAGAATGTGGAAAAAAGATATGAAGAATTTGTCCCCATCTGTACACACATACGCAAGGAAATCCGCAGAGACCAAATTGAGGGAGGAATGGTTGGACAATATAACGCATCAATCACACAGCGTTTAAACGGATTAACTGAGAAAGTAGAAAACACAATTGTAACAGAACAACCATTGTTCCCAGATGTTCAAGAGAACGACAGCGATAAATAAGATACTTGCGTTAAAAAAACGAATCAAGATAATTCAAGGTGGAACATCAGCAGGTAAGACCTTTGGTATTCTCCCTGTATTGATTGACCGATGTACTCGCTATCCAAACTTAGAAGTTTCGGTTGTAGCTGAATCAATCCCACATTTGCGAAGGGGTGCTTTGAAAGACTTCATCAAGGTCATGAGGTGGACAGGACGATACATTGAAGATAGATTCAATAAGTCACTTCTAAGATACGAGTTTGGCAATGGAAGTGTAATGGAGTTCTTCTCAGCAGATGATTCATCTAAACTCAGAGGAGCAAGGCGTGACGTTCTCTACATTAACGAGTGCAACAACGTGAGCTTCGAATCTTACAATGAGCTTTCCATCCGTACAAAGAAAGAGATATTCCTTGACTTTAATCCTGCCAATGAGTTTTGGGTACACACTGAACTGAAAGACGAACCTGATTCAGATTTCATTATTTTAACCTACAAGGATAACGAAGCACTTGATGAATCAATCGTAAGTCAAATTGAAAAGAACCGTGAGAAAGCAGCAACGAGTTCTTATTGGGCGAATTGGTGGCGGGTATATGGACTTGGAGAAATCGGAAGCCTTGAGGGAGTAATCTTCAATAACTGGAAAACAATTGACACCATACCAAGCGAGGCTAAGTTGATAGGAATAGGACTTGACTTTGGATACACGAATGACCCTACCTCAGCGATTGAAGTCTACAATTGGAATGGCAAACGAATAGTAAACGAAATATGCTACCGTACAGGAATGGTGAACTCTGACATCGCAAAGGTGTTACCAAGTCATGTTACCATATATGCGGATTCATCAGAACCGAAATCAATTGAAGAGATTCGAAGGTTCGGCAAAATGATTAAGGGCGTAACAAAGGGAACCGACTCAATACGATTTGGAATTGACATCATGCAACGACAGGAGTATTTAGTTACCTCACAAAGCACGAACCTAATAAAAGAGCTTAGGAGTTATTGCTGGTCGCTAAAGAAAGACGGTGACAAAACAAACGTACCTATTGACCATTTCAATCACGCTATTGATGCGTTGCGTTATCATGAGATGGAATCATTAGGATTAAAAAGTAACTATGGAAAATACTTCATCAGATGATTTACCTATGCTAAAGGCAGTGGTGGAAGATTACATCTACAAACGTACAGGAAAACGAATAAAGATTATCTTTGATGAACCAATGAAAATGAGACTGCACTTTCAAATGTTATGTGCAGCATATGATATAATACAGGTACAACAAAACACTAAATAAATCGTTTTAATATTATGAAGTTAGAAATTAACGTTCCATCAAGCCTAAGTGAAATTCCATTAAAGCACTATCAAGAGTTCTTGAAAGTACAAGCAGATTCCAATGATGAGGAATTTGTTGCTCAAAAGATGGTGGAAATCTTCTGTGGCATTACACTAAAGGATGTTGTTAAAATGAAGCTAACATCTTTAAATGAGTTGATACTTCACTTCACAAAGTTATTCTCTGAGAAGCCAGCATTTAAGAACAGGTTTACGATTAAAGCTAACGAAACCGAAATTGAGTTTGGATTTATTCCAGAACTTGAGGCAATTACATTTGGCGAATACGTTGACTTAGAAAATCACCTTACTAATTGGGAGGACTATCACAAAGCAATGGCAGTAATGTACAGACCTATTTCTAAATCAAGAAAGGATAAGTACGACATTGTGCCATACGAACCGAATGTTGACTTTCAGGAGTTGATGAAGTTCGCACCTTTGGATGTGGTAATCTCAAGTAGTGTTTTTTTTTGGAGTTTAGGAAGCGAGTTATTGCAGGCTACCCTGAATTATTTGGAGAAGGAGATGAAGACGAACAAGGAATTGCAAATGACTTTTCAGAAACAACTCAATTTGCCAAGCGATGGGGATGGTATCAATCAATATATGGACTTGCTCAAGGGGACGTTACAAGATTTGACGAAGTTACCGAACTCAGACTTACTAAATGTCTCACCTATCTCGTCTTTGAAAAGCAAAAAAACGAAATCGAACGTAGACAATTTGAACGCAGTATAAAACGATGACAGGATACTACACAATATTAGACAAACTAAAAGGACACTTTGACAGTGACCCGATAGTGAACACGGTTACTCAAGGCGACATCTTTCAGGTAGACTTAAATAAGCAGACTATCTTTCCATTAACTCACATAATGGTCAACAGTTCAACGCTTACTCCAAACACACAAACATTCAACGTATCTATTCTTGCAATGGATATTGTAGACATTTCCAAAGCTGAGGTAACTGATACATTCCAAGAGAACAACAATGAGTTGGATGTACTAAACACTCAGCACGCAGTTTTAAATCGTGCTTATCAGCAAATGATGCACGGTAATCTGTGGGATGATTTGTTTGTGATTGAAGGGCAACCAAGTTTAGAACCATTCACTGAAAGATTTGAGAACTATCTTGCAGGATGGACAATGACATTTGATATAACAGTACCAAACGATATGACTATCTGCTAATGGCTTTTAATATTAACCTACCACAAAAACATGCAAGATATAATAACCTTGCTTCATTTCCTCAGAGGGGCGATAGCTCTATTTTGTACGTTGCAATTAATACAGGTAAATTGTACACATGGACGAATTCAGCTTATGTTATTGTAGATAAAAAATATGCTTCATCTTGGGGTTCTGTTAGTCAAGCTCCAGAACCAACTGAACCAACTTATTTAGTAGTGGAATGACCAAATCGGAACTTCAAATAGAATTAGAAAAATTCCGTGATCAAGTAATCGAACAGGCAAAGAACAACCTGTCACGACTTGGAAAAGACGAAGGTAAACTTTACGATTCAATTGAGGGAAGGGTTAAGGCAAACGAAAACTCTTTTGAGATGGAGTTCTCTATGGAAGATTACGGTATCTTTCAGGACAAAGGGGTATCAGGTAAAAGAAAAAAGTACAACACTGAGTTCAGCTATAAAGATAAGATGCCTCCTCCAAGAGCATTTGATAAATGGATTGTAAGAAAAGGAATAGCACCAAGAAAGAAAGGAAAGTTCGCCTCAAGAAAATCGCTACAGTTTATGATTGCTCGTGGCGTTTATATGAACGGAATCAAACCGAGTTTATTCTTTACAAAACCATTTGAGAAAGCATTTAAAGAATTGCCTGATAATTTGATTGAGGCTTTTGGATTAGATGCAGTAAAACTATTTGACGAATCAATATACTTAACACAAAAATAAATGGCAATTTTTGCACGCTCACCTTACATAGTTACAATCAATGAGACTGCTCAGATTGAAACGAAAATAGAAATCTTCCTTTGGAATGGTAACACTACTCCAATGCCTGCTTCACCTGCTTACACATTAAGCAAGAAGATACCTTCATCCAATGCACCTGCAACTTACTATGACATTTCTCCATACATAAAAGAGTACATTGACCACAACACTTTGCAATCAGTTACAACAGGAAATCCTGTAACACCTGCAACTCAATGGTGTTGGGTAGGTTTAAAGATTTACAAGAAAGTTAGCACAATCTTTATTCAAGTTGGAACTACTCAGACACGCAGAGCATTTGATGGTTTCGGATATTATACTGATGGATACAATGCTGATATTGGATACGTTCACGCACCACCTGTTGATAGCTACTACTATTTAGATGGCACAGGTAACACAGGACACATTACAATTGAAGGTGCATTTGGTCATTCAATTACTTACACGAACCTAAACACAGGTGCAACTCAGTTCTCAACTTTGAATACTTCAAACGTTAACGATTGGGCAAAGGTATACCCGACATATTTGAATGATGGAAACTTAGTTGAAATATCTGATGGAAGTGGGGTGATTTGGAGTGCAACATTTAGACCAAAAGAAGAATGCAAATACACGCCTGTAAGATGTGACTTTGTAAATCGTTACGGAGGCTGGCAGACTGAATGGTTCTTCAAAGCATCAAACACTTCGGTATCAATGGAAAACACGGAGTACAATTTGATGCAATCTACATACCCTAATTACTCAGTACAGGAAGGGCAAAGAAAAATGTTCAACACAAACCTTAAACAACAGATTAAGGTTAATACTGATTGGGTAGATGAAAGTTATTCTGAGGTCATTAAACAACTAATGGCAAGCGAAAGAATACTATTAGACAAATCGCCTGTCAAGATAAACACGAAATCAACTGAACTATTCAAGAGCATCAACAACCATATGATTAATTACCAACTGGAATTTGAATATGCTTACGACTTAATTAACTCTGTTGTCTAATGAATAGAAAGGTACAAGTATACATTGAAGGGCAAAGAATCGAACTGTTCAACGATGAACAGATTCAGGTAAACTCTACTCAGCAGAATGTTGCGGACATTTCCAAAACGTACACAGACTTTTCACAAAGCTTTACTGTTCCTGCTTCAGAACTTAATAACGAAATCTTTCAGCACTTTTATCAGACCGATGTTAATTCAACTATTGATCACAACATCAGACGAAATGCATTCATTGAAATTGACTTAACTTTCTTTAGACGTGGAAAGATTCAGATTGAAGGAAGTAAACTAAAAGATGGAAAAGCGGAAAGCTACACGTTAACATTTTATGGTGAAGGAAGAACATTGCTTGATTACTTTGGTGAGGATTTACTTTCTGATTTGGACTACACTCCATACAATCACGAATACACAGGAACGGAAGTTAAGAATCGCATTGAGGATAACGCTAACACCTACGATGTAAAATATCCTTTGATTAGTTCAAAGCGTGTATGGACATATTCAGGACAAGCACCTACAAGTATTTCACCTGCTTATTATACCATTCCAACAAACTCAGTTCATGACCTTAATCACACGAGTGGTCATATGCACTATGAAGAGTTATTTCCTGCATTAAGAGTGCAAAGAATATTTGATGCGATTCAAACAAAATACGGAATTACATTTTCAGGGAACTTCCTAAGCAATGAACGATTTAGTAAACTATTCTTGTGGTACAAAAACAAGAATGAATTTAACTTTTATTCAGAGCCACAATTAGTTGACTTCACAAGCCTTTCAACTTCAGGAAATGATGCAAGTGATGCGTTCGATTTAACAAACGACACTTTGCACATTCAAGATATCATAGGTTTATACAATGGACAACATACTATTACTATTGACGTAAACTCAATAACATCACCAACAGGATCAATCTTAGATATCTATCAAAACGGGAACTTATATCAAAGTATAGGATTCAGCACATCAGGAACTTTACCAAGTATAGTTATACCAAATGTAACAGGATTAGACTCAACGTATCAGTTCAAATTAAAAACACATACAGCAGTTACTGTTAATGTGGATATTACATACAAAATAGAAGCTGTGCTTCCGATTCTTGGATTTGTTCAAATAGCAACTTGTACTGCAACTTGTGCTAACAACGTAATGACACCTAACATTGATTTGGCATCATTAGCACCACAAATGAAAGTGAGTGAGTTCTTTGGAGGTATTCTTAAAGTATTCAACATGACCTGCTATGGAATCACGGAAAACAATTTTCAAGTTGAACCTTTGGATGATTGGTATTCTCAAGGTGCTATTGTTGACATCTCTGAATACACGGACGTAGATACTATTGACATTGATAGGATGAAACTTTACAAAAAGATTTCAATGCAGTATCAGGATTCTGACTGTTTCCTAAACAGACAATTTACTCAGCTCTTCAATCGTAACTATGGAGATACATCATATCAGTATAATTATGATGGGGATGAGTTTACTTTACAAGTTCCTTTTGAGAATCTATTGCAAAATAAATTTACAGGTACTGACTTGCAGGTAGGATACTCACTAAACAATGAGTTCGCACCGTACATTCCTAAACCTGTTTTATTGTATCAATACGATAACAAAGATGTTTCTTTCCATTTTAATGATGGCAGTTCAACAGGTCTTATTTTAAATTACACGCCATTTGGGCAGGACTTATACACGAACTTAACTGACTACACGTTAAACTTCGCACCTGACATTTCAACTATGTTAAACGAGCCTGTGCAACAAACGTTATTTGCTACTTATTACTTCAGTTACTTGTATAACTTATACAACCTTAAACAAAGAATTGTCAAGGTGAAAACAATGTTGCCTATTAGCTTGCTTACTGGCTTACAATTAAACGATAGATTGATTATCAGAGATAAAAGATACATCATTAACTCAATGCAATCCAACCTAACAACAGGTGAAGTAAACTTTGAATTGATATTAGACTTTAGACCAATGATAAATTCTACTTACCAACCTTATGTTGGAGTAGCGGGTGGAACAATTGCAGTTCCTATTGACTTTGTGAATGGAGCAACGACTGCAACAATCAGCACAACCGTGCCTGATATCACAATTGCACCTACAACAATCGATGCTCCTCAATATGTTGACATCACTTTGCCTCCAAATACAGCAGGAACGGTCTACCCGATAGATGTTACATACACTTTAAACAACGGAATCACGGAATTAACCAATATAAACATTATACAGAAATGATAA